AAGAATTAACCAAGCAAGAGCCCGTGCTAAGGAGAAGTCAGCGAAGAGACTAGCACGCGCAGACCCCAAAGGTGCTGCAGTTAGACAAAGACATAAAGACATACTGAATAGATGAATGCACATCTGTGCTATACTGGGGGGTCCACAAGGACCTCCTTTTTTTATGTCTTTTAATAAATAGTCAAAAAGGATATGGCTGGCAATCCAAATTTAAAACCTACAGCAACAGCAGCACAAGTTAGAACTAGACAACCCACTAGAACCACTGCTGGTGTTCTGACTAGAAATCAAATTGCTGATAGGAATTTTTTACAACCACAAGGGTTTAGATTCAATATATCCAGAGCACCTTCTGTTGCTTTCTTTGGTAATGCTGTGAATATTCCTTCCATGGAATTGAGAACAACAGTTCAACCTACAGCAGGTTTGAAGGATATTCCTCAACCAGGAGAAATTATTGACTTTGAGGATCTTACTTTAAGATTCATGGTTGATCAGAATCTTGAAAACTATATGGAGATTCAAAACTGGATTAGAGGTCTTGGATTTCCAGAATCTTTACAAGAAATATATGATCTCCAGAAAGAAACAACAGGAGTTTCTAATCCAGACTTACAAACTGGGATGAACATTTATTCTGATGGTACTCTTACTGTAATGGATGCACAGAGCAATCCAAACTTTAAAGTAGTTTTTGAGGATTTATTTCCTTATGCTTTAAGCACACTTCAATTTGATGCTACTGTTGCTGATATGGATTACTTTACAGCAGAGGTCTCATTCAAGTATACTATATACCATATTCGTGATATTGGTTGCTGCTAATGGTTGATTTGGATACAATCCAAAAAATGTGGCAGGATGATTCAAAGATTGACCCTGATAATTTACATACAGAATCTTTAAATATTCCTGTTCTTCATTCAAAATATTATGAACTTTATAATAACATTTTTCTTTTAAGAAAAAAAGCTGAACAACAAAGAAAAAATATTAGGCATGAAAGATATGAATACTTTGCTGGAAAAGCAGATCCTGATGTTTATGTAAAAGATCCTTTTCCTAAAAAAATTAGAGACAAGGACACTATGCAAAAATATCTTGATGCTGATCAAAAACTCTCCACTGCATCATTGAAGATTGATTACTATGATACTATGTTGAACTATTTGGAAGAAATACTGAAACAAATTTCAAATAGAACATATCAAATCAAAAATGCAATAGAGTTTATGCGTTTCTCATCAGGACTAGGATAATGAATGAAGAAGATGCTCCAGAATTACATTTAGATTTAGATATAGAAGATGTACATCTTTTGTATCACTGTGTATGTAAAAGAATAGAAACATGGGAGGGATATCCTTCTAGACATCCTTCCGAACAAGAGCATCTTGATTATCTAAAAAATTGGTTGTACAGATTGATATTAGAATATAAGTTTAAGAGTATGTAATAAATACACCAGGTAGGATTATATTATGTCTGATCTGGTGATACAGAAGGTAAACGAGGTTTACCTGAAGATTACAACTGAACCTCATGTAGAGTATGAACTGAGAGACAGATTCACCTTTGAGGTTCCTAATAAGAAATTCATGCCACAGTACAGAAGCAAGTACTGGGATGGATATGTGCATCTATTCAACATGAAGACTAAAAGGATCTATGTTGGTCTGTTGGATAAGATTATTGCGTTCTGTGAGAATGCTGGATATTCATATAAATTTGAAGAGAATAAATTCTATGGTCTTCCTTTTGAAGTCAATGAGATGATTTCAGAAGAAGGTGTCAAAGACTTTATGGCGTCCATCACTCACCTTCAACCAAGAGACTATCAGATTGAAGCAGTGCATGATGCACTCAGATACAATAGAAAACTTCTTATCTCTCCAACAGCATCTGGTAAGTCATTTATGATTTACACCATTGTCAGATACTTTGTAAATGCTGGCAAGAAGATCCTCCTTGTAGTGCCCACTACGTCCCTTGTAGAGCAGATGTTTAAAGACTTTCAGGACTATGGGTGGAAAGCAGAAGATCACTGCCATAGAATCTATGCTGGTAGGGAAAGAGTCAATACCAGTGAAGTCACCATTACTACCTGGCAATCTGTCTATCAATTAGATAGGTCATTCTTTGAAGATTATGATGTGGTGATTGGTGATGAGGCGCACCTTTTTAAAAGTAAGTCTCTTATTGGCATTATGGACAAGTTACATCATGCTAAGTATAGGTATGGGTTCACAGGCACTTTAGATGGCACACAGACCCATAAATGGGTCTTAGAGGGTCTCTTTGGACCTTCATATAAGGTTACTCAAACTAAGAAACTCATTGATGAAGGACACCTTGCCACTCTTGACATTCAATGTTTGATTCTCAAATACAAACCACAGAAGTTTGATACCTATGAGGATGAGATTCAATTCTTGATTGGCAATGAGAAAAGAAATAAATTTATAGTCAATCTTGCTGATGACTTAGATGGCAATACTCTCATCTTATTCAGTAGGGTTGAAGCACATGGATCTGTTCTTTTTGAAATGCTAAATAAAAAAGTTAAGGAAGGCAGGAAAGTCTTCTTTATTCATGGTGGTGTGGATGCTGAAGATAGAGAACAAGTAAGAGCAATTACAGAAACAGAAAAGGATGCAATCATTGTTGCATCTTATGGAACATTCAGTACAGGCATCAACATTAAGAACCTTCACAATGTAATATTTGCCTCTCCATCCAAATCAAGGATTCGTAATCTGCAATCCATTGGTAGAGTCCTTAGAAAAGGCAAAAACAAAGTGAAAGCAAAACTATATGATATTGCTGATGATCTAACTATAGGATCAAGAAAGAATTATACACTGAATCATTTTATTGAAAGAGTGAAGATTTATGTTCAAGAGCAATTCAACTATGACATTATATCAGTCAACATAAAAGAATAAAAAGGAGGATAGGTATGATTGAAGATGATTTCTATTGTACTATCAAATTTAAATGTGGTGATGAAGTATTTGCTAAAGTAGCAGCTTCAGAAGAAGAAGATAGAACAATGCTTTTAGTCTCTAACCCTATTGTGGTTGAAGAGATTACAATAAGAGGTCAAGTAACAGGTTATAAATTTGAACCTTGGTTAAAGACAACTAAAGATGACATGTTCGTTGTTAATCTTGAAGATGTTCTTACTATGTCTGAATCAGAAGATATAGAGATGATTCTTTATTATCAAGAATATGTACGTAAATCAAATAAGACTAATTATTCTAAACTAGATAGAAAGATGGGATATCTTTCATCTGTAAATGATGCTAAAGAAGTTCTAGAGAAGCTTTACGAATCTAGCTAGAACTTATCTTTCATCCTGGACAAACCTAGTCTACAGCAGATTCATAGGGTTGTCAACTACATTAATATCTGTTATACTGACAACAGATAAAGTAACATTATGGGTTTTTCAAATACATATTCAGTCATGCCAAGACCAAAGAAGTCAGAACATTATGTAAATAACAAGGACTTTCTTGCTGCTCTGGAACAGTATGCTCTGGATGTTGAGAAAGCAAAACTCAATGATGAACCTAAACCACAGATTCCTAGATATGTTGGTGAGTGTTTTTTGAAAATCGCTAATCACTTATCATATAAACCAAACTTTGTGAACTACATGTTCAAAGATGATATGATTTGTGATGGTATTGAGAATTGTGTAAGATACATTCATAACTTTAATCCAGAGAAATCCAAGAACCCATTTGCTTATTTTACTCAGATTATCTACTATGCCTTCCTGAGAAGAATTTCTCAAGAGAAAAAACAACTTGAAATCAAAAACAAGATTCTTGAAAGAACTGACTTTGATGAAGTTTTTGATGCCAATGACCTTGACAGTGGAAATTATTCGGACTATAACAGTATCAAAGATGCTGTTCATTCTAAACTGAGATACCAATGAAGATTGCCATCATTACAGACACCCATTATGGAGCACGTAAAGGGTCTAAACTATTTCATGATTATTTTGAACAGTTCTATAATGATGTTTTCTTCCCAACTCTAGACAAAGAAGGCATCACCACTGTTGTTCACATGGGTGATGCTTTTGATAGTAGAAAAGGTATTGAGTTCAAAGCACTCAAGTGGGCAAAGAGAGTTGTGTTTGATCCTCTCAAGGAGAGAGGTATCACTATGCACCTGATGGTTGGTAATCATGATGCATACTATAAGAATACAAATGATATCAACGCAGTTGACCTTCTTCTCAAAGAGTATGATAATGTCAAAGTATATTCTTCTGCAACAGAAGTCAAATTAGATAACCTAAACACTTTATTTGTACCTTGGATTAATGAAGAAAATGAAAAAGAAACTCTCCAACTGGTTAAAAAGACAACTTGCGACTGTGCGATGGGGCACCTTGAACTCCAAGGATTTAGAGTTAATAAACAGATCGTCATGGAGCATGGTCTGGAAAGCAAACTATTTGAGAAGTTCTCTAAAGTCTTTTCAGGTCACTACCATACAAGATCAAATAATGGAACAGTCTTCTACCTAGGAAATCCATATGAAATGTTCTGGAATGATGTAGGTGACAAGAGAGGTTTCACACTTTTTGACACAGAAACTCTTGAACATACACCAGTAGACAATCCATACCAACTCTTTAAAGTCATTTACTATGATGACAATGACTATCAAGTATTTGATACAAGACCTTATGAAAATAAAATTGTTAAAGTTGTTGTAAAGAGCAAGACTAACGCTACTCAGTTTGAAAAGTTTATTGATAAACTATACACTTCCAATGTTGCAGAGTTGAAAATTGTTGAAAACTTTGATTTTGGTGGTTGGTATGATAGCAATCAAGAAGACGTTCAAACAGAAGATACACTTTCAATCTT